GTTTCAACTAGCTCGTGCGCGATGGGGCACCTTGAGCTCAACGGATTTAGAGCGCATCGCGGACACGTCATGGAAGACGGTATGGAGAGCAAACTATTTGACAAGTTCAAGCGGGTATTTTCTGGTCACTACCATACACGATCAGACGACGGACAAATCTTCTACCTAGGAAACCCGTATGAGATGTTCTGGAATGATGTAAATGACACTCGTGGTTTTCACATCTTTGACACAGAAACTCTTGAACACACTCCAGTCAATAACCCTTTCAAACTCTTTTACAACATTTACTATGAGGATACCCCTCATCAGATGTTTGATACTAGTGACTACGAAAACAAAATCGTAAAGGTCATTGTTAAGAAAAAGAGTAGTCCTAAAAACTTTGAGAAGTTTATTGACAAACTTTACAGTGCTGGTATTCACGAACTCAAGATAGTTGAAAACTTTGAAATACAGGAAAGTGAGGAGTTTGAAGTAGAAGATTCGGAAAACACGATATCCATTTTAAATAGATATATTGATGAGGCAGAAATTGATTGTGACAAGTCCATAGTCAAGAGTATCCTTCAAAAAGTGTATTCCCAGGCGTGCGAGGTTGAGTAATGTTTCTTCTTACTCTTAAGGATAAAAGAGATGAGGGTGCTTATGCCGTTCATGATAAGAAAGGCAATAAGGTCCTCTTTTTATTTGAGGAAGAGGATGATGCAGAGCGATATGCCATGATGCTTGAGGATGAAGAAGAGACTGAGATGACAGTTGTGGAAGTAGACGATGAGCTTGCAATAAAGACGTGTAGGATGTACAATTATAAGTACGCTGTGATTACCCCTAACGACTTCGTAATACCCCCTAAGAATGATAACCTTTCAAAAGATTAAGTGGAAAAACTTTTTGTCAACGGGCAATCAGTTTACTGAGGTAAACTTTGAAGAGCATCCTACCAACCTTATCGTAGGAACAAACGGTGCTGGTAAGTCCACTATCCTGGATGCACTGACTTTTGTTCTCTTCAACAAACCATATCGAAAAATTAATAAACCACAGTTGGCAAACACGACCAATGAGCGTGAGTGTTTGGTAGAGATTGAGTTTAGTATCAACAGTCGTCAGTATGTTGTTCGTCGTGGTATCAAACCTAATGTGTTTGATATTGTCGTGAATGGTAATCAACTGCATCGTGAAGCGGATGACCGTTCGATGCAACGTATTCTGGAAGAAAATATTCTCAAACTGAACTACAAGTCTTTTACTCAGATTGTCATTCTGGGTAGTAGCACTTTTGTTCCTTTCATGCAGTTGACTTCATCTAACCGTCGTGAAGTTATTGAAGACCTGCTTGATATTCGTATTTTCTCTGCGATGAATAATATTATCAAGGAGACTCTGAAAGAAAAGAAGAACCAGGTCAAGTCTCTTGATCTGAAGAGAGAAACTCTCAAAGATAAGATGAAGATGCAGAAGAACTTCATTGAAGAACTTGAGAACCGTGGTAAGGCTAATATTGAAGCAAACGAAAAGAAAGTTGATAAACTTCTGAAGGAAGTTGATGTTTATATTGAAGAGAACGAGAAGACTGAAGAAGAAGTAAAGGTACGCACTAAGAAACAAGAAGAAGTTACTGGTGCAACTCAAAAGTTATCAAAGCTAAACAATCTAAAAGGTAAAATATCTAATAAAGTTGCGACCATTACCAAAGAGCATAAGTTTTTTAACGAAAATACGGTATGCCCCACCTGTCAGCAGGACATTGAAGAAGAGTTTCGCTTAAATAGAATTGAAGACGCTCAAAATAAGGCAAAGGAACTAAAGGAAGGTTACGATGAACTCGCAAACACCATCAAGTTCGAACAACAGAGAGAGCGTCAATTTACAACTCTATCTCAGGAGATCACTAAACTAACGCATGACATTTCTCAAAACAATACTAGAATTTCTATCAACCAACGACAGATACGCGAATGCGAACATGAAATTCAAACTATTACCAGTAACCTCCAGAATAGAAATACTGAACATGAGAAGCTAGAAGAGTTTAAGGAGAATCTCCACAAGACAATAGAAGAATTAGCAGACAAAAAACAAGAAATCGTTTATAACGATTTTGCCTACTCCCTTCTCAAGGACGATGGCGTAAAAACAAAAATCATTAAGAAGTATCTTCCATTCATTAATCAGCAGGTCAACCGTTATCTTCAGATGATGGAGTTTTATATAAACTTCCAACTTAATGAAGAGTTCAACGAATCAGTGAAGTCACCTATCCACGAAGACTTTTCATATAGTTCTTTCAGTGAAGGTGAAAAGATGAGAATCGACCTTGCCCTACTCTTCACCTGGCGTGAAGTAGCGCGTGTTAAAAACTCTGCAAACACTAACCTGCTGATAATGGATGAAGTCTTTGACTCATCTCTTGATGGTTTTGGAACCGACGAGTTCCTAAAAATTATTCGTTATGTTATCAAGGACGCAAACATCTTTGTCATTTCTCACAAAACTGACATGCTTGACAAATTCGAGAATGTCATTAGATTTGATAAGGTAAAAGGTTTTTCTCGCATAGTGCCATGACAATTCCAAACTGGCAACACCATTCCAATAAAGAACAGAAGCGAACTCTCAAACCTCAGGCGATGAGAGCACGTAGAGAAGCACTCAGACAATTTAAAAAGCGTCACAAGAACCGCCCTGATAAGGCGGTTTCGTCGTATTATGAGTCCATACGAATGATGTTCCCACATGTCCGTCAACCACGAAATCAAGTCACACCTTGCTAAACTTCTTGCAACTGAAGACCTGGTTGTTGAGCACAAGCACGTTGAGACTGCACAGTTCAACGTGCACACTCGTGTACTGACTCTTCCTGTTTGGGAGAAAGCAAGTAGCGAGGTTTATGATATGTTGGTTGGGCATGAGGTAGGTCATGCCCTTTACACTCCTGACTCTGACTGGATCCTCACTCGAAAGATCTCACCACAGATGGTGAACATTGTTGAGGATGTACGTATTGAAAAACTGATGAAGCGTCGTTACGCTGGCATCTCTAAGACCTTCTATCGTGGATACCAAGAGTTGTCTGATGAAGACTTCTTCTGTCTTGAGAATGAGAACATTCCTACGATGTCTCTTGCTGACCGTATCAATCTTCGTTTCAAGATTGGTAACTTTGTGAGCATCCCTTTCAGTGCTAATGAGCAATACATCGTTGAAATGGTTTCTGCTTGTGAGACTTTTGACGATGTTCTTGACGCTGCTGAGGAACTCTACAAGTTCTGTAAGCAAGAGATGCAGAACAAGAAGAGTGAGGTTCCTGAGGGCACTCAAGAGTCTTCTGAAGGCACTCAGGCAAACGTTCCTAACCCTGGTGGTGGTGATGATGGTGAGGGTGAACCAGAAGATATGCAACCTGATGAGTCCTATGGTGGCACCGCTGAAACTGATAACACATTTGATGATGACTTTGGTGACCTTGATGGTGAACCAGAGACAAAAACAGTTGACTCTCTAGCAGATGCCATCAAGGATCTTGCTAGCATGGATGGATATGAGAACGTCTACATTGAAGTTCCTAAAGTTGATGCTAGTAAAATCATCATTGATAACAAGAAGATTCACGATAGTTTCTGTGAGTGGGATGATGTTCCTGCAGAAGCATTTGAACCTATCGACATTGAGTTTACTAAGTTCAAGAAAGACGCTCGTAAGGAGGTGAACTACCTTGTCAAAGAATTCGAATGCCGTAAGTCTGCAGACTCTTATGCTCGTGCTTCTACTAGTCGGACTGGAGTTCTCGATACAGGCAAGTTACACTCTTATCGATACAATGAAGATATTTTCAAGAAGGTCACGACTCTAGCTGATGGCAAGAACCATGGTCTGGTATTTGTTCTGGACTGGTCTGGTTCCATGTGTGACGTGATGCTTGATACTGTCAAGCAACTCTACAATCTCATCTGGTTCTGTAAGAAAGTTTCTATTCCTTTTGAGGTTTATGCTTTCACGAATGACTATCCCATGAATGGTTTTGATGAGAATGGATATCGCACTATTCCCGAACCATGCTATGAAAAGCGTGATGGTGTGTTTGCTATCCCAGAATACTTCTCTCTTCTGAACCTGTTCACTCACAAAACTAATGGTAGGGTTCTTGAGGAGCAAATGAAGAACATCTTCCGTCTTGCCATGAGTTTCCGTCGCTCATACTGGACTAACTTCATGCCACCTATTGGACTTTCTTTGTCTGGAACTCCTCTGAATGAAGCATTGATTTCTCTTCACACAATTCTTCCTCAGTTCAAAAAGGAGAATGGTGTTCAGAAAGTTCAGTGTGTTGTGATGACTGATGGTGAAGCAAACTGGGTGAAGTATCATGCTGAACTTCAGCGTCGTTGGGAAGAAGAACCTTTTATTGGTGTTCGCTCTATCACACCTTCCTGTTTCCTTCGTGACCGTAAACTTGGAACCACTTACAGTCTTGATACTGAGTGGCATGAGTTTACTGATATCCTTCTTCGTAACCTGAAGGAACTGTTTACTGATGTGAACTTTATTGGTTTCCGTGTTCTTGAAGGGCGCGATGCTGGTGCTTTTATTCGCCGTTATTGTGGATACTTTGGAAAACAATTTGAAAGCACTATGCAAGATTGGAAAAAGAAAAAGGCATTCACCATTTCAAACTCTGGATATGCAGCATACTTTGGTTTGTCTGCAAATGCCCTGGCACAAAACTCTGACTTTGAAGTATCTGATAGCGCAACTAAGACTCAGATTAAGAGTGCTTTCGTAAAAAGTCTTCGTAGTAAGAAGATGAACAAGAAAATTCTTAGTGAGTTTGTAGAACTTGTTGCTTGATAAATATTTAAAAACTTTAGAGCTATGTCAAGATTCGGAGATTTGCTGAGAGGAGAGGAAGCACCTGCTCCTAAGGTTGAGAAAGCACCTGCACCAAAACCAGCACCTGCCCCCAAACCAGAAGTCAAGGTTGAAGAAGTCAAGTATGAGAAGAGATCTCTTCGTGCTAAGAAAGACTGAGGACACTTCTACAACTGGTACACGAGGGGGTTTCTGACCCCCTTTTTTCATATATAATAACTTCAGTTAAAACAAACAACCCAATGGGACTGTCCAAGAGCACCATCATCGCATCACTCCAAGATACCTATGGTGAATCTGTAACTGCTGCAGATATCCGTGCATGGTGTGCTATGAATGACTGCAACTATCAGACTGTCTCCAATAAACTGTCTGAATACAAGACTAGTCGCGGTAAGTGGAACCTGACTATTCCTGAACAACTGGAACAAAATTATCAGGCACCTGCTGCAGAACCTGTAGTTCAACAAAACCTTATTCCGCAGAAAGATGATTCCTTCGTCAAGTTTGGTAACTTTAACGATATTAAAAAAATTATTCAGTCCCGCTCATTCTACCCTACGTTTATCACGGGTCTCTCGGGTAATGGTAAAACGTTTTCTGTTGAGCAAGCGTGTGCCCAACTCGGACGAGAACTGATCCGTGTAAACATTACTATCGAAACTGATGAAGATGATCTCATTGGCGGTTTCCGCCTTGTTAACGGTGCAACCGTCTGGCACAATGGACCAGTCATTGAAGCACTCGAACGAGGTGCTATCTTGCTCCTTGACGAGGTTGACCTCGCCTCTAATAAAATTCTCTGTCTCCAAAGTATCCTTGAAGGAAATGGAGTCTTTCTCAAAAAGATTGGCAAGTTTGTTCGACCCACTGCAGGTTTCAACGTCATCGCAACCGCAAACACTAAGGGTAAAGGTAGCGACGACGGACGATTCATTGGAACTAACGTGCTCAATGAAGCCTTCCTTGAGCGATTCCCAGTAACCTTTGAGCAGGAGTATCCTACTGCTGCCATTGAAACCAAAATTCTCAACAAACTTTGTGATGATGAAAACTTCTGCAAGCGTCTTGCTGACTGGGCAGACATCATCCGCAAGACCTTCTATGATGGTGGCATTGAGGAGATCATCAGCACTCGTCGCTTGGTTCACATCGTCAAAGCATTCAACATCTTTGAAGATAAAGCAAAAGCAATCCAAGTTTGTGTGAATCGTTTCGATGATGAAACTAAGCAGGCATTCCTGGAACTCTACGATAAAGTTGATGCTGACTTCCAGATGCCCTCTGATGATTCTGTTGACGTACAGACTTTCTCTTGATATAATATGGTGAACTCATGGTCTTTACTACACGATGATATGTTTGGTCCTGAAGACGAACACAATTTGACTATTAACATTGCTATGAACACAGACCCCAGTCGATACAAGTATAGTGAGGATACTATCCTCAAAGAACTACAAGACTATATTTCTGGCACATACAACGCTCATTACTCTGCTGGTGATGATAAGATTCAGACACTTGATCTGATTGAAGCGTGCGGCGATGGTGAGTCCTTCTGCCGCAGTAACATTCTCAAGTATGCCTCTCGCTATGATAAGAAAGGCACTGCACGACGTGACATCATGAAGATTCTGCACTATGCTGTTCTTCTGATGCACTTCAACGACAAAAACGCCAAGCGCGAAACTTACCCCCAGTGATGAAATTGAATCCAAATACAATGAAACTGTCTGACAATACCCTGACCATTCTCAAGAACTTTGCTGGTATCAACAACTCTATTCTTGTGAAGCAGGGTACTAAACTCCGTACCATTTCTGTTGCTAAGAACATTCTTGCTGAAGCAGAGATTGATGAAGAGTTCCCTCGTGATGTTGCTCTGTATGATCTGAACCAACTGCTGAACATCCTGAGCACATATCCAGATCCTAACCTTGACTTCAAGGAAGAAAGTTATCTTGCTTACCGTGAAGGTAACCGTCGTGGCAAGTATTTCTATTCTGATCCTGCTGTCATCATCTCTCCTCCTGAAAAGGACATCACTCTTCCTACTCAGGATGTTTGCTTTCAACTTGAGCACAGTGTCCTTTCACAAGTTCTGAAAGCTGCTGCTGTTCTGCAACTCCCTGACCTTTCTGTTGTTGGTGGTGCAGGTGTAGTCAAACTGGTTGTCCGTGACAAGAAGAACGATACTTCTCACGCAGAAGAGTTTGTTGTTGGAGAAACTGATAAAGAGTTTACCTTCAACTTCAAGATTGAAAACATCAAGATCATTCCTGGTGCCTACGATGTTGTAGTCTCCTCTAAACTTCTTTCTAAGTTCACTAATGCAAAGTACAACCTCACCTATTACATTGCGCTTGAACCAGATTCTACATTCGGATAAGGTTCTTGAGTATCTAAGGATACTTGGAAGCACACTTATTGTTGTTTCCTACTTTGTTGTTTTACATGTTGATGCTAAACTGGGTGTGGTGGTACACCTAGTTGCCGACTCGGTAACTATCCCATACTTTATCAAATATAAGATGTGGGACATGGTTATCATGCTTGGTTTTTTGACCACTATTGGTATTAGTAAACTTTTGTCATGAGCGTACAGTTTCGTAAACATCGGGTGTTCCGAGAGACACCTGATGTTGTTTTTTATGATATTTCGGTAGATGATTCAAACGCATCTGATCTTGTGGTACATGAAGGACCAGCAGTATCACCACCAGATGATGTCATCGGTGCAAAGCAGTTCTATATCCACCATCATCAAGTGGACCATAATCGTGTCCTCTCAGGAGAAAGAACGTTTGAACTTGTGAATTTTGACTGGAAGTTTCCATATCATATTGTTCATATGAACCGTAAGAGTGGTGCTTTGGTTGTCCCTATCGGAACTTATCATCGTAGCATCTCTGGTGAGGAGGGCTCTATTGTGATTAATCAAGCGATCCGTGATGATGAGTTCAATCCAGATACAGAATTTCTTCCAGTTTCTGCTGGCAATAATCCTGAGTTGTATCGTATACTGGTACACGAACAACCTGTTATTCATGAAGTTGGTGAGTGAGTATGAGTGATTTTATTTGGGTTGAGAAGTATCGTCCTAAGACGATCTCTGAATGTATTCTGCCTGCCTCTACTAAGAAGACCTTTCAAGACTTCCTAGATAAAGGAGAGATTCCTAACATGCTTCTTGCTGGTCCTCCTGGTATCGGCAAGACTACAGTGGCAAAGGC